ATCATAGGGACTTGGTGCATCACAATAGGCATTAAAACAAGATTCACAAGTAGTCCCAAAGTTTATCAAGACTGAATTTAACTGCCTAGACATGCACCTAGAACATAGTCCATAGACTTCTTTTTCTGGCTCATTTTGAGTTTCTGATTTTTTAAAGCTCATTTGTTGTACTTCCCATCAATGATTTTTTGAAAATTACTAGCGTTTACCACCCATTCCAAATCTGGCTTCCAGGTTCTATCCTTGCTCTCGAACCCATTTGCCAGTTTTGTATCTTTTGCGATGTACTCAAAAAATGAATCCCACCATTGAATTCCTTCTTCTAAGTTTGTATAGCCATCAGAGTAATCGGAGTGCTTGCTTGCCTGTATCCAACGATTTTTAAGGTTTGACTGCCGACTGCCTTCCCAGGTTCTTGGTTGTGTTAAATGTGGCAAATGCTTTTTCCATAATTCTAAAATCTGCTGACTAGGACAAGGGGGAAACTTGTTTCCCACCTGTATAGTATTTAATTTGTGTAATGTATTTTGTGTTATGGGTAATGTGTTATGTGTAGCATTGCATTCGGATTGCGTTTGCAATGCGTTCGCATCCTTTTTCCATCTAGCATTAGCACTTTCTCTTGCTTTTGCTGATTTTTCACCAGTTTTTGCAATTTCTTTGTCTGCTCTATTGGAAATCCAACCAGAATCTGTAAGAACGAAAAATTCTTTTAATACGGTCGTTATACATTCGCTATGCGACCGCATCCTTATTTGCCTAGATATTTTAGGTATATCGTCAGGAATTGAAGTTTCATGTAAGTAATACCAATCAAGAAGCCTACGATAAGCTAGATCTTCCATTTCGGTTAAATGGGATGTATGACTTTGATAGTCACCAATATTAAATTGATAGTAGTGCATTTTGCCGCCTAAATTTTCCGCCTAAAAAGAAACAATGGCAGGAGGGCGGTACTCTTTTCGGTTTGCTCATGACTTCAAACCTAGCCTTGTTCAAATTTATTCTAACGTAATTCATTAAACCATTCAGGTTTTATTACTTTTAATTGATAAACCCTCAATTGAGGGACTTTTTTCCAACGAGAAACCGCAGCTATGCTAATGCCCAAAAGGTTAGCCAAGGCCGTTACGCTACCCGCTAATTTGATTGCAGTTTGTTTATTCATATTTACATTTTAACATAAATTAACTTTTTTAAAACAAATAACCCCTAATATTCATGGGGTTTATGAAAATATATTTTAAATTGTTGTTAATCTATGTTAATATTCAGTTATTCCCTAGCGCAACGCATAAGGGTATTTTTAGGAAACATTATGAAAGCAAATTATTGTAAAGAAACTGGGTTTTGGTTTGTATCAGGTTTTAGTGGATACAAATATTGGGGGCATTCTGCTCGTGCAGCTGAATTATTAGCTCAATCTTATTTTTACAGATAAAAAATAAATTAAGACTAAATCAAGGAAACATTATGAGCAATAGATCATATTTTGAGCCTGGCAATGATTATGATGAAGACCCTGAATTTGCAGAATTAAGGGCTAGGGACTTTTTTGAAAAGCAGTATAGAAGTCATTATTTTGCACATCCACACTGCCAAGACCCTGACCATCCAGGATGCCCAAATTGCGAACCAGAGGAATTTGAAGATGACAATTAAATTCAGAAAAGGGAATATTAATCCCACAACAAAAACATTTCCAAGGACATTGGCTGAGGCATTTCCTGAGCATCCAGAGCCAAACTTTGAGCAAGAAGGATTTGACAAAGAAGACAAAATGGTAATTACAGCTTGCATTGTTATTGCATTTATTTTATTTATTTTAATTACATGGGGAACATTATGACTAATCAAGGTGGAAAGTTAATAGCAACAGCATTTGTAAAGGCACAGAAAGAGTTTGGACCAGCTCTAAAGTCCAGCACTAACCCACATTTCAAATCCAAATATGCAGACCTTTCAGCCTGTGTGGAGGCTGTTATTGATGCCTTAAACAATAATGGCATAGGCATGATGCAAAAGCTATATGAAAATGCAACTGGAGTAAGTGTAGAAACCATATTTCTGCATGAGTCTGGGGAGACTTTGGAGTGTGGTGTTTTGCATGTACCAGCAAGCAAACAAGACCCACAGGGTTATGGCAGTGCTTTGACTTATGCAAGGCGCTATTCTTTAATGGCAGCTTGCGGAATAGCACCAGAGGATGATGATGGCAACATGGCATCCAAAAAGTCAGAATCAAAATCTAATGTGAATGAATCTGAGATGGCTGATTGGCTAGAAGCAATAGCTCAGAGTCAAGATTTATCAGAATTGCAGAAAAACTTTGTAAAAGCTATTTCAGCAACTGATGGTGATAAACCTTGGCAACTTAAAGTAATTGCTGTAAAAGACAAAATGAAAAAGAAATTGGAGGCTAAATAATGGCTAAGAAACCTAAAGAAAAAACACTAGAACAACTACATGACGAAATTATGGATGTGTTTGTAGGGGTAAGTTTTAAAAACAGCGTTCTATCTTTGGTAGATACATTGTCTAGCGTAACCGATTTTTTAGATATACCCATAACTGATGTAATTGAAATGCTTATTAAAGCAGACCGTGTTAACAAAAAATACAAGGAAAAGTCATGAGTGAAATAGAACAAGGCACAGATGAGTGGTTTCAGGTTAGACTTGGAAAGGTCACAGCATCTAGAGTTGCAGACATAGTAGCAAAGATCAAATCAGGCTATTCCACAAGCAGGGATAACTATATGGCTCAACTGCTATGTGAGAGGCTTACAGGCAAGCCTGGTGAGTCTTTTAGCAACTCTGCTATGCAGTGGGGGACTGAGACTGAACCACTGGCTAGGGCAAGCTATGAGGTCAAGTACAACTGCATGGTTAACCAAGTAGGATTTGTCCAACATCCCAGAATTGAGATGTCTGGGGCAAGTCCAGATGGTTTGGTTGATGGGGGATTGTTGGAGATTAAATGCCCAAACACAGCCACACACATAGATACTCTGTTATCTGGCAAAGTGCCCAGCAAGTACATTACCCAAATGACATGGCAAATGGGTTGCACACAGACTAACTGGTGTGACTTTGTGAGCTATGACCCCAGGATGCCTGAGAATCTTCAACTTTTTTGCAAAAGAGTTGATTTGGATCAAGCATATTTGGCTGAATTAGAGACTGAAGTAATCCAGTTTTTAAAAGAGCTAGAAGATAAAGTAAATAAATTAAGGAACTTAAATGTCTAAAGTAATCTCAGAACTTAGCACCATTGTTGGCACATACACAGACAGGGATGGCAACAAAAAGAACAAATATCATAGGCTTGGGTCTATTATTGATACACCACAAGGTCACATGCTTAAGATAGACTCAATACCAGTTTGTGACCCTCCTTGGTCTGGTTGGGCATGGATTAATCCTCCAAAAGAAAGAACACTTAGCTTTGACAAAAAGGATGATGACATAGGGTTTTAAGGTTTTTGGAGGTGGTAAGGGTTAGTGCCTTGCCTGGATTTGGAGAATGAAACTTGTACACACACTGCTTTATGTGAGCCTCCCAATTTATATTTACATTAAGGAAAAATTATGAAACAAATTACGATTTTTGACCAAATAAATGAAATGTTTAACAGCTCTGGTTTATTAAATAGGCACTTTGGCACTGAGTCCAAGATGTTAGCCAGAAAAACTGACCCAAAGACATCCAAAGCCTCAGCTCAGACTGTGGACACAATTAAGCTAGAGGAAATTGTCTATGAGGCTATTAAGTCTTTTGGTGAGAAAGGATGCATTTCTGATGAAGTGCTAGATATGTTCCCAAAACATAGATACAGTTCAATCACTGCTAGATATGCACCACTCCTCAGAAAAGGCTTTGTAGAGGCTACTGGTGAGACTAGAAAAGGTAATTCTGGAAAACAACAAAGAGTGATGAGGGCTATATGACTAAAGAAGAAATAATTGAGATGGCTTGTCAAGCATTTGGTGGAGTTATCAAAAAAGAAGAGCGTGATAATTTCATAAACTTTGCCAAATTGGTAGCAGAGCATGAGCGTGAGGAAT